CTCGACAGGAAAGCAGAGCGCGGAGCCCATGGACGCGAACTTCCTCAGGGAAATTAATTTCCCACATGGAAGTTCAGCTCGTCGGCTACGGCTTGCTAGAGCGAGTTCCAAGAATTTTGGAGCTCGTCTAAAAAGCCGCTCGACATGCCAGAGACCAACACGGTCACTAGCTTCAGCCATGTCCAAGGTCGCGTTGGTACGCGTCCTTGAACCGAGCTGAGCTAACTTCTGGTTCACACTTTGGTCACGAAAGTTAACGTGACCACGTGTAAATCTGGACTTACCAAGTCCATCCACCAGAAGAGCTTTAAGGGCCTGTTGTGCATATTGCATACACACAGGCTCTACCGCTATGACACGGGGCGATTTCTGCGTCTTGGGAACGAGGATGACCCTAACGGGTTCCTCGTCACCAGGACTCACGAGAAGCGGAGGACTCCAACCCTCATCGGGCTGGGGATCCGTTGCGGACCCACGAGCGAAGCGTCTAATGGTAAAACCACTAGACTCTAATCTCTCGTGCCAACGCCGGAAGACCCATTTCTGGTTTCCAGAAATGCGCTCCCTTGTGGCCCCTGGGCCATGCTTCGGCCGCAAGACATCGAAGTCGATGTCTCGCAGGTCTGGAAGGTCAGAGATTAGAATATCTCCAACCAAACCAAACCAGCGCCAAAGCTGACCTTTCGGTTCCACAATCTCGGAATCGCACTGCACATACCCAGCGATTGCAGCAGAAGACCTTGCATTAGTGCATGGCCTTTCTACCTTCTTGCCGAATAGGCAAATTTGCCTAAAGGCTCGAATGCAATCAATCGATGGGTATGAACGCAAGTAACCCGAACGGTCGAACACGTTGGACAGGAGTCCCTGCAGAAATGCGGGAATTCCGGATGCCAGCTTCGAAAAAGAAGCAAAGCATTCAGGGCCAACCCGACCATTGTCAAGACTTCTTTCGAAGTCTCGGCAAAGATTCGGTAGTGTGATAGTAATAAAACTATCACCCTCGCGTTCAACCCTAGCTTGCAACGTTTTAACGTCGCGTGCTAGGTCAGCGCCAACAGTCTTCTCCACATCGGAGAAGACTACCAACAGGAGTTCTGCGAGGCTTTTCATGATCCCCTCCTTACGGAAGGTGGTCATCCAAGACGCTCGCTAGCCCCTAGTGCGGCTGTGAGACGGTCGTTTTACGTACCGCCTTGCAGCCATAATCACCTCGAACAACTTGAACCCGGTGAGAAAGGAGAGCCACATTAATACCAATAGACGATATTCGTCTTCTGGCATTTATGTCTCTCCATTCAAC